GCGCGGTTGTCCTCGAGGGTTACTTCCATGCGGTACATGAGTCCGTACTGTGACTCCCACGTTCCGCTCTGCTGAATCTCTGCAATCTTCATTGCTGTAAGGTTTTAGGGTGTGTTTCGATGAACTTGTTGAGGTGGTCGATAGCTACGTCCACGTTGTGGAGGTGCCATTCGATGCCGTAGGGCTCCCCTTCTGCGAGGAGCTTGAGGAAGAACGAGTACAGCTCGTTCACGTCCTGCTTGAATTCTGGTCGTTGCATTGCTGAGACAAATAGAGGGGCCGAAGCCCCATTAGTTTTCTGCGATTGTGTAGCGGGTTCCGATAGCGTAACGGGCTGGCATCGTTTCGATATTTCCGTTCTCCGTGAGGACCTCGACGTAGAAGGTGAACTGGTCCTTCACGTGTCCGATAATCGTGAGGCGAAAATCGACGTTCTGTGAATCGTTGTAGAGAACTGTCGTGCCGAAGGGGAGGGTTCCGAGGGTCATGTTTTCCGGTTGTTTGATGGCTCAAAGATAAACAATCTTTTTTCTTTCCTCCAAATTAATCCGGAATTATTTTTCTGCATAGGGCAAAAAAAGAGGGCCGCCCCACGTTTGGAGCAGCCCCCATCAAACAACAATGATGAACCGACAAAGATTCGGAGCGAATCTACTCCCCAAAGAAGGAAAGCGACAAAGGGAGCACAGAAATAGCACACAAAGCTACCAGCGGCCACGTAGCCCCCGACTCAATAATCTCGTAACAGGCTGTAGACGCAATTAGACCGCCCACCGTTCGCTTCGCGGACCACCGCCGAAGGTCTCCCTTGGTCTTGAAGATTTCGGTTAAATCTAGGCCCTTTAAAATCGATAGTAGCGGATTCACTTGTTCCGACCCAAGAATACCGCGTTCAGGATCCGCTTCGCGATATCCAGAATCGCGTCGTCCTTCTTGGTCTCCGTGAGCGCCGTAAACGTTCCCAAAAAGCCTATCAGAGCCAGCAGCAGCTCGGCCCAGTTTTCTGCGAAGAAATCCCACATTTTTGCGTGTTTAGTGATTAAGTAGCCTCTCTAATAACGACCTCTATCTTCCTATTGTAGCCGTCGTCGTCCATTCTTCGTGCAGGTTTCATATCAACCCACCACCCTCCGAGGCGCGGCTTCTGGAATCCCTTCTCTACCTCCCATCCCGCGAACCGGTCCAGCTCCTTGTAGCTTCCGAGTTTTATGTGGTGTACTACCCCGTCCCGGATCCGTCCGTACTTGTTAATCCTTTCGACGGTAATCGGTACGTGCCACTTCTGGTGGGTGTGGCCGCTGACTATCATATCTGCGTCGGGCCATTCCTTCTGGTCTATATCCACCGCAAGGACTCCCTTCGACCTAGGCGCGTTCCCTCCGTATCCGTGGTGAAAGTGCAGCTTGTAGGTGCAGTCCGCTGCGCGCTTCCTTCCGGTAGTCTCAGTGAACCGAAAGAAGATCCACCCGGCGTAGCTTCCTACGTGGCCCGCTCCTAGCAGAGCCGAAAGACGGTCCAGAGGCGAAGTGCTCAACCTCTTTTCAATATTCGTCTCGTGGTTCCCGCGGCCGAAGAACTTTATCTGATTCTTGTACTTCTTCAGGTACTCGGCAGAATCCTCTATCACGTCGTCGAGGTACGTAATGGACTTGTACTCTGGACGTAGCCCGGAGTAGCTTCTGCGAGGGTCGTACATCCCCTGCATGAGGTCGAACCAGTCGCCAAAAACAAGAACACTCGCGTTGGTAGCGAGTGCTGTATCGAGGTGTTTTGTAAGTAGGTCCCGGTCGCAGTGGGTCGAGTCGAAGTGAACGTCCGAAATCAAAAGAAACCGGCCTACCTCTCCGGGAAGCAGGCTAGGTTCTATCATGTAGACGGTGGGGTAAAGCTGCTTCATGGAGGGGTGTTAGGATTGAGCTTCATATCTGCGAACTTCTCTCCGACTTTGAAGGACGGGCACGCTTTCTGGTCGGTGAAATCGTTGTGTCCGAAAACCTCCAGAGCGCCATATTGAGCCCGTAAAGTAGAAACGAGCTTCCTCCACGCTGCTTCCTGTGCCGCGTTCATCGTGTCCTTCGGCTTCTTGTCCTCTACCCCGCCCACGTAGCAAACTCCCACAGAGTCGGTATTCCAGCCGATTACATGAGACCCCACCTTGTACAGCGGCCGTCCCAGCTCCACCTTCCCGTTTAAACGGATCACGAAGTGGTAGCCTATATCCTTCCACCCTTTCCCTTTGTGCCACCCTTTAATCTCTTTAGCCCCGATATCCATAGATACCGGAGTAGCAGAGCAATGAAGAACGATGAAATCAAGGTTACGCATTGAAAAGAGATTTGAACCAAGTAACCGCCACCACGAACACCCCACCCAGGCTGCCCCACCACTTTACCTCCAGGTCACGGATTTTGCTTTCGTGCTTGTCTAGGCTCTCTTTGTGGAAGTCGAGCTTCGTCTCTATCCGCGCGAGTGCGTCCACTACGTCTTCCAGCGTTGCCATCTATCCACTTTTTGAGCCGTTCGATATTCGTCTTGCGGTCCTGCTTCATCGGTTAATGGCGTACGCGTACTCCGGAGTGATCGTAGGACGGTCCCACGAACCCGAGATAGAGAGCCCGCTCTGGTAGTAGCGGAACGGCTGAGCGCAGATACGGTTATAGAGGTTCGTGCTATACTCGGGAAAGAGGCTCGAGTTCTGGCAGAGGTAGAGGTACATCTGCTGCGTGTAGAAATTCGCGTTCTGGCGCATACGCTCGAGCTCCCGGTGGTAGTCCGTCTGAGAGATAGCCGTCGTATTTTCAGAAGACCGAATGACCAGCCCTCCGTTGTCGATTTTGACGTACAGGCTCGGCATGAGCTCTACCATAGTCCACCACGCCGTAGCCTTCCGGACGTAGTTCTCGACCAAAGTCAGGTAGTTCCCCGCGAGGGTGGCCGTAGAAATCTTCGTCCGTAGAGCGTCGTACAGGTCGGAGCCTAGATATATCTGTACGTTCTTGTCCTGAGCCAGAATTACAGCCTGCGAGATATAGTTCTCATCCACGGCCCCGTTCAGTTGTGTCACCCGCTTGAGGTAGTTCGGGTTCACGAATAGTACTTCTGCCATTATCTCGGGGTTGTGAATTTGCGAGGTTTCAAGAATCCGCGGTTCTTCATATCACGTGGGCGCTGAGCCACCTCCCGGTCATTCTCTTCGATGCGGTTGTCCTTCCTTTCTTCGGGAGGTAGAGACCGGATAATCCGCTGCGCTTCGTTTACGGAGATGAGCCCGTTATCCTTCTTCAGGTACGTTTGACGCATCCAGAAATGACGGCACGAGCCGCCTCCCTTGTAGAACCATATATCGTAGGTCTTCGCTCCTTCAGGTCCCCAGCCCGGGTTGACGGCTTGCCTTCCGGCTTGCACGATATCTTCCTTCCGGTAGACCTTCATCGAGTCAATCATGCGTCGGCAGAAGTCTCGGCTCTTGGAGTCCGAAAGGGTCGTAGGAGCGTACGCGTAACGTACCCGTACGATATCGTTGTCCTGCGAAGACTTGGCCGAAGGGTTATTGCGGAGGGCACGCGCAAAGCTCCAGAGCGCGTCGTGAGCCTCTTCGCGGTCGTAGTCCACCTCCCGCTCGTCAATCAAAATCCAGTCCTCCCCCATCTCCTCTCCGCAAGTCTCGAGGTACTCTACGGCCCCGTCGAGGTTGACGTGTTCCGAGAGGTTAAGATTGCCGATTTCCTTCAGCTTCGCCCGGCTCCAAATCAGCGCCGCTGGCCCTCCCCAAAGGAGGTAGGAGATTGTTCCGCACGCTTCCGTGTCGGATGGGTTGTAGAACTCGCTTGCACGAGAGAGGTACGAGTACATCCGCTGTACCGTCTCCTCCGAAATGGCTTCCTTATTTGCGAGCTGCTGGGCGCGCACCTTCCCGGTCTGCGTAGCGCACCGGTTGCCGTTCTTTTCGTTGAGCTCAATTCCTTTCTTCGCGTTGTTAGAGACCGAATCCGGGTAATCAGAATAAGACCGGAGGTTGAGCTTCTTTGCTTCGACTTCTTCGAGGAGGGTAGGAGTGGCTCCAGAAGCGTTTAGAAGGGTCTCTACCGCGTCTTCGAGAATCATTCTGAAGGGTTGCACCACCTGCTGGTCGAAAAGCTCCGCTGAGGCCTCCATTTCGCTTCCTCCTCCCAACTTCCCCGCCACCATTACGCCGAACATCTGCGGGTTCGTCACCCGGTGGCCGATCATAATCTTCGCGGTGGTTTCCTCCGAGAGGAATTGGTACTGCTTGTCTGCGTCCGAAAGGGCAAACGGCTCAATCGTAGGAGCGCGGTCGGGTTCATCCGAGAAGGTCATCCAGAACTTCCCCGCGTTCTGTGCTCCCGCGGCTTGATTCTCGATATCCCTGCGAATCATGCGGCGTTCCTCGTCCGAAGGGATGCCATTCTTGAAGTGAATCGCAAACGAGGGAGAGAGGCCGTTCTTGATATTGTTGATGTGGAAGACCGAAATCTCCTTCTCGAGCTCGATATAGTTGATAGCCCCGATATAGTCCGGCTTCGGGTAGTAGTAGCTACCTACCGAAAACGGCTTCATGTACAGAATCTGCGTCGGGTATTCGTTCTTGGTCTCTGGATTGAACCGTGCGATAGGAGTCGGCTCCTGCCGCTTGTCCATCCAGTCCCTCGAGTAGTAGTACCAGTCGACCACCTCGTCCTCGTCGCAGAATCCCGAGCGTACGTTCTCGAACGGCAGGTGAGAAATATTCGCGATTGTGCTCCGGTCGAGGCTCCAGTTCACCTCCAGAGCGAAGCCGTTCTGTATTTTCAGATCGATAGCGCACTTCCGGAGTTCGGAATCGAGGTCCCACTGTGCTGCGAGGAGCTTCGCGTTGAGGTCGGCAGGCTCGAAACCTTCGCCGAAGACCATCATTGCGATAGTCGTGCAGAGCGCGTTGTGGGTCGGGCTCGCGTGGTAGAGGTCTACCAGATACTGCGGGTAGAGGTTGTCGTCCCCGTAGTTCACCCAGTCCCCTTGCGTACCCTCTCGGTAAGATTTGGGTACGTAGCTCGCGAGGTTCACGGACTCTACCCTTCCCGGATTTCGAGGGGCTGTTATTCTTTTACTCGTTGCCATAGAATATCACGTTATCGTCAAGGGAGATAGTGGGCAGGGTCACAATGCCCGCACCGGGAACCCGCAAAGTACCTTGTTCTACCAGAGCCACCACCGCGGCGTTTAGAGGGTCTTTGTTGCTGCTGGAGTTCTGGATGTACACGAAGTAGTCGTAGTCTCCCGATTCGGTCAGGAGGACGTTGTTCGTTGTGGTCGCGTTCGTAGCTACGTCGATTTTCGTGTACCGTGGATTATCGGTAATCACGTACCCGACGAAATAGAAGTCCTCTTGGCTCATCCTGTGCACCAGCTTAAACAGGTAGTGCGTGTACGTGTAATCCCTCGCCGCGTCCTGAAGCGTCAAGTAGATACTTTGAGTACCGCTATTCGAGTTTAAGTACAACATCTCGAGGAATTAGGTGTGCTTCGGGAACTATCTCGTCGAGGTCGTAGTTCTCGGGGCTGTACTTATAACGAGCGAACGCGCTAACATTGACCGAACTCTTTACATCCGCGACTGTTGGGGTCTGGCTCCAGAAAGGCTCCACTTTCGTCTTCTCCCACACGTGCATACGAGAGCACCCGTCGAGGCCTACGTTCCGGTCCGTCCACATCACAGGCACCTTGTCCACTATCCTCCGGCTCATGAACCGTCCAGCCCCCGAAGCGTATCCACGAAATAGGGTCCCTTCTCGCGTGTCCGCGCGGAACATATAGATGTTTCTGGATCCTGCGAACTCGTGTTCTGCCATGAGCTCGAGGATATGCGTCCCGCCTCCGGGAAGGATGAAGTCGTCGGAGCCGAGCTGAAGCATCCAGTCCCAGTCGGCCCCGCGCATCCAGTCGAGAAGTTCGTTGTTCTTTGTGCCCAGACGCTCGTTCTCGAACCACTTGTAGTTCCACCCGTATTCCTGAGCCAGCTCCTCGTGTTCGTCCTCCGAGACCGCGATATACGGAACCAGCTCCGCGCCACCTTCGGTGAACTCCTTTTGAATCCTTTTGATTCCTTCGTAACAGGCTCGCGTGAGATCGAGCCGCTTCCATACGGGTATGTGTAGTGCGATTTTCATTCGTAGGTGTGGAATATAGCAGTCATATCTGCGGCTTGCGTTTGCTCCCAAATCGTGGTCCCTTTAGGCGGCGCGATATATCCAAAGTAGTCCGCTGGATGCCGGAGTGCATAGGCGCGAACGTCAAGGCGTTTCATCTGCCCGTACACGTACAAGTCGGCCCGGTTCCAGTCATGGTTTGGATGGAATTGCTTGTAGATATCTTCAGGGTAGTAAGCTACACCGGTGCCCGGGATATCTACGCGTACGTTTTCGTCGTTCCTGCGTAGGCAGTGAACCACGTTCTTGCAATCGGTCCAGTAGTCGCGTACGCGGTCGGGTACAATCTTCCCGTGATGAGTTAGAATCACGTCCCGAAACAGCTCCGAGGTAGCCACGAAATCCGCGACGTAGGTAGAGGGATAGATGAGGTCGTCGTCCAGCGTGAGGAAAGCCCGGTAGTTTCCGAACGGCCAAAAGAACTTTCCCCGATCTCCGAGGTTCTTCCCGTAGTGCCATACCTCTATCTTCTCGTCTAGGAGCTCTGCGGGAATAGAATCGAACCCGTTCAAGCAAAGGAAGAGGCGGTCCACCTGCGGGAGGATGCTCTGGACCGAGAGGAGCGATTCCGGGAACCTATCCGGGAGCATCGCCATACCTGCGTAAATCATACTGCAAAGAAAAGGCCCCGCAGTACGCGAGGCCCGTTCTAACCAAAACAACCACCCTTAAGTCTCCTGCGTGTACGTGAGGTTCGTCGTAGCCGTAATGACCGGTGCGGGAACTTTCTCGCGTGAGGTGAAGGTAAGCGTGTATCCGTGGAGGTCTCCCATAGCAGCACCCGTAACGATCGTTCCGCCGGTTCCTTCCGCGCCGTTCTTGTAGCCCATCAAAAGCTTCTCGCCGTTCATCGTTTCCACAATGATAAACAGACGAACCTTCATCAAGTCTGCAAGCTCCGCGCTTACTGCGGCCTCCATCTTTGGAATCGTAACCTCGAGCACTTGCTCGTAGAATACCGAACCGTTCTCTACGCTGGCGTTGATAGTTTGAGTAAATGAGGCGTTGTTACGCGAAAGCTCGAAGCCGTAGAAAGTAATCGCCTCTGCAGCTCCCGACAAAGCTCCAGAGGTAGGAGAAGCGGCCCACTTCGAACCGTCCTCGTCGAACGGAGCCGTCCAGAATTTGCGAACGCCACCGATGGCGTCCTTACAGGGGAAACCCCGTCCCGAAATTGTGATAGAACAAGCCATGAGTTTCAATTTAAGGACAAAAGAGAGGGGCCGAAGCCCCTCCCCTTAATCCGGGTTTCTATTACGTGGTCCGGCGGAGCAAGCCGTACGAGTTGTGATCCACAACCTGCGTACCGAACGCGAACTTCATGATAACGCGGGTAACGTCGTCACCGGTTACGTCGATGAGATCGAGAACACGGGCCTCCGTCAAGTCCGTGAGGAGGTTCGTACCTGCGTACAAGTTCTCCGGGCGAGAGATGAGGAGCGTGTCATTCGGGAAACCGGCCGGAGTGACAACCGTGTAGCCTGCGTACTTGTCAGCCATCCCTTCTGCCAAGTAGGGCAGGTTGTAGGTAGCAGCCAAAGCGGAGTAGTACAAGGTCTTGGAGCCGCGGCTCATGTAGATTACTGTTTGCGGGTCACCCTTCAGGGCCGGAGGGCAGTTCGTCGTAGCCAAATTCTCCAGCTTCGAAAGGATGTTAGCAGCGGTCAGAGCACCCGTCAAGTTTGCTTCGTAGGTCGGAGAAGCCAAAACCATCTGGCGAAGCAGACCGTTGAACAGCGTGTGGGTAGCGTCCGTAGCCTGACCCGCATCGATGTTGTAGTTACCCTGCCAGATATTGAACTCGATAGCTTCTGCAGCACGCTTTGCGACGTACTGCCCCGCGGCAGCCTTCATGTCCGCCGGAGCGGTAGCAGCAGCGCCCACCATTTGCTCAGACTCCCACGCCATGTGGAGGTCTTTGTTGCAAATCTGGTCGTTGATTTGGAGATCCGTCAAAGAGAGCGCCACATCCTCAAGAGCCAAAGCCGTGCTGGTCGTGAAGGTGCAGGTAGCCGCAGTAATTGCAGAACCGGAGAACTTCCGCAGCTGTGCGCGGCCCCGGACGTTGTTCAGGACGGTGACGTAGTTATTCGCAATCGTGTCCGCCGCGAGGATAGCGGGAGCTACGTACGGAAGGGCTTGCTTCCCTACGTAGTTGCTCGTGATAGCGGCGTTTGCCAAGTTATACTGTTGAGACATTTCAGAGAAATTAGAGATTCATAAAGTGTGATTGGATAGCGGCGACGCGCTGATCCGTGGAGAGGTTCGTGAGGTT